ACTGACAAAACAACGAAAGGAAGAGTTATGGCTACTAGTACAGAATTTTGGGAGTCATCCACATATGGCCCCAATGATACCAACGCTACTTATGAATTTCTAAACGCTCGTTCTCCTAATAGGTATCACTTGATGAGACTTCTCCGTAAACGCGGTATGAGGAATTACGGAGAGATTATTAGCACCTTGTTAACTGATTCTTCTCCTTCTACAAGTGCAAGTGTCACTACTACGCAGGTTGATCACACTGTTGATTTAAATGCCAACAACATGGGCGGTGCTAGAACTACTACTGCCAATGAAACGATGGACTTGACTATTAATAGTGATAAGGACGATGCAAGTGCTAACACTGCTCGTGCTGTTACTGCTGCTGATGTAACTGCTCTACAAACAGAAGTTATTCCTTCTGGTAGTCGTGCTAATCGTGCACCCGCTACTTATCCAACTGATGCTTCGGGTAATGGTGGTGGAGGTAAAGGGGAGACTATTTAATGCCAACATATAACGAGCGGGGAGAATATGTAGACGAATACGGAAATCCTGCACCTAATCCAGCAGATGCTGCGCCAGGATTTAGTCAAGCGATCTCTAATTTCTTTGGAGTTCCTTATACTCCTGGTAGAATGACTGGATTACCCCACGACGAAACTGAGAATGTTGAGCCTACTCATGCTCCACAAGCACTTAGTGGTAAACAAAGTGGTTGGGGAACTTACATGCCAATTCAAAAAGGTGTGACAGGTGCAGCAACTCCAGCACTTGGAATTCAAGCTGGTACTCTTCAAGAAGATATAGATCAAGAAGCTGGAGGAGTAGGAGATGTATGGGATAATATAATGCCAGCACTAGAAAGTGGTGGTGATCCTTTTACTGAGGCTGATAATATACCAAGGCCAGTACCACCTCCTAAACCTATACCTCCACAAGCTGCTCAAGTACCAGAAGCTCCTGTTCCTGATCTAAGCGATGTAATCTATGATGATGATCGTACTTCTCCACACGAATATAGATTAGGTGAAAGACAACAGCGGAGAGATCTAAGAAGGGCTGATCCCGATTATTGGGGAATGGGTGGTCCTGGTGACGACTCAATAATTGGTTCTATTATAGATCTCTTTAGACCAGACCCAATAACTGAAGTATACGATGACGACTTTACAAGTGGAACTGCTGCAAGAGCCGCTAGGAGAGAACAAGAAAAAGCTATTGATGCAGATAATCAAGGTGTAACAAGTCCACCTATTGATACACCTCCATCTCCAACACGTAGAGGACCACGTAGAGGACCACAAAATTGGAGAAGTCAAACTGAAGCTCCACCTCCACAATTACAAGCACCAACTGATGATGCAGCACTTAGAGGTAGAGGGCCAAGAGGGGCAGGACAAACACAACCTCAAACTGCACCAAGTCCTCCTGTTGAAGCTCAAGTAGTTAATCCTAACCCAAGATCTAGGATTGCTCAGAGTTCAGATTTACCACAAGAAGTAACATTACCTCAAAGGAAGTTTCCTATTAGGGGTAGAGGCCCAAATACTGAAGAAGCTGGACCTTCTATACTTAATTGGATAATGAGCCAACTAAGTCAGTCTCCAACAGAAGCTGCAATTATGGATAATGTTGTTCCTCAAGTTCCAACTAGAGGAACTGCTCCTAGAGTAAGTCCTAGACGGGGTGGTAGAGATGTTAGGCCACCTACTGCATCTAATACTCAAGTAAATACTGCTAGACGCCCATTAGATACTAGAGTTCAACGAAAACCATCTCAGATACCGAGTACTTAATGCCATTACCTATTGGCACAGAACCTTTAGTTCTTGCTGACGGTACTAAGATAAACCCGTTAGACGGTAAGATACTTAAAGATAATATTCTCGTTGAAGTTCCCAACACCAGGGAAATTCAACGGGATATTGTCGCTGCTAGAAAAAGAATAGCTGACCTACCCCTCCCAACAGAACAAATGAATACCCTAAGTCTTGTTATGGCTTATTCAGTGTTCGGTTTATCTGATAAGGATATCGGGAGTGTACTTAGTCTTACAGAAGAACAAGTACATAATATAAAGATGAATAATGTATATAATGAGTTGCAGCAAAATTTAGTTCAATCTATCATCCATTCTGATACAACTGAAGTACGAGACTTATTTGTATTAAACTCTAAGACATCTGCACAATTGTTTGTTGATACTGTTAATGATTCGGAGATGGGAATTGGAACCCGTTTATCTGCTGCTAATAATATTCTTGATCGTGCTGGTCACCGCCCCGCTGATATCGTGGAGCATCGTCACAAAGTTGAAGGTGGATTACGGATTGAGTACGTCAAAAAAGAAGAACAAGATATCCCAACAATAGATATAACACCTGAAGGAGTTATGTAATGGCTACAGTAATTGAAGCAAGTGGTAATGGTGGTGGACAAACTGGTTCAGGACCAGAGAACCAACTTAGTCGAGTAAGTGTTCTAGCTAGTGCTTTGTATGGTACAACTGTTCCTTCTTTCGTTGGACAAAAAGGAACTGACACTACTAATGATCAGAACTGGATTGGTCAACGTGTAGATATTACTAGTACTACTGCACTAGCTAATACAGATTGGTCTAGAATAGATTAGGGCTAATGCCCACATTCCGTCTTTTCGAGAGGAGTCTACAAGATAGATTCCAGAAGTCTCGTGCCAAAATACAATTGTATGGTGGTGGATTTGCTAATGGTAAAACCGCTAACGTTTGTATTAAAGCAATAGAACTCGCAAAAGATTATCCTGGCTGTAATGCACTTATGGCTAGATCAACTTATCCCAAATTAAATGACACTCTGCGAAAAGAGTTTCTAAAGTGGTGTCCCGAAGATTGGATTAAATCGTTCCCAAAGAGTGCGAATGGATCAAATACATGTACGCTCAAAAACGGATCGACCATCAACTTTCGATATATCGCTCAACAGGGGAAAAATGCTAATGAAGCGACGACGAGTAACTTGTTGTCAGCGACTTATGATTTTGTGGCGGTGGATCAGATTGAAGATCCAGAAATTGTTCACAAAGATCTATTAGATTTACTTGGTCGTCTTCGTGGTATGGCTACATATGAGGGTAACGATCCGTCAATGCCTAGTACTGGGCCACGTTGGTTACTAATTACATGTAACCCAACACGTAACTGGGTATATAGAGAGTTAGTCAAACCACTACACGATTTAGATCGTAAGATAGTTAATGACAAACTCATGTGTGAAACTGATGAAACTGGGAAGGCATTATTAAATGAGGACAGTCTTCCCAGCCCTATTATTGAACTCTTTGAAGGAAGTACTTACGAGAACAAAGAGAATCTAGAACCTGACTTTATTAAGACACTAGAAGCATCTTATCACGGACAGATGCGAGATCGTTTCTTGTTAGGACAATGGGCAAGTTATGAAGGACTTATCTATCCTTCCTTCGATGAGTCAGTCCATGTTATGTCCCATGAAAATATAGTTGGTTATTATAACCAGCTACTAACTCAAGGAGCAGAGATAGCTCACCTTGAAGGTTACGACTATGGACTAGCAGTACCTTACTGTTATCTATGTGGCTTCGTTGATTTACATGGGAATGTATTTCTGATTGATGGTGGATACGAAAAAGAAACTCCACTAGAGATACAAGCTAATAAGATTACCGAATGTAGAAATCATTACAAGATTCCTTATGATAACCACATGTACTCAGACCCAGATATCTTTAGACGTAAAGGTGTTAACAAAGGAACAGTTGGACGATCTATTGCTGATATGTTCCGTGATGATGGTATATACTGTACTAGAGGTAATAACGATATTGCTAACGGTATAGTAAAAGTATCTCAGTACTTAATACCACAAAGGAATCACCAGAATCCCATTACTGGGATTTACAATGCTCCATACATTTATGTAAGTGATCGTCTGGAGTTCGTAGCTAATGAATTCACTTCTTATTACTGGAAACGTGATCCTCGTGGGGATATACTAGATATTCCTGTAGATAGAGATGACCACGCGATGGATACAATTAAATACATGTTGTCTCATCGTCCTAACATTTCTAAGTTGATTGCACCGCAAGAAGGTAAAGAAGTTGGCTGGCGTAAGTGGGGAGAGCGTGATTTGCCAGAAGCTACGAGGAATCTAAGGTATGGCTAGTGGCAAACAACTAGTAGACGCTATCACTAAACTGCTAAGTGCAGGTAAAACAGCAGAAGCTCGTGCAGCAGTTGAAGCTGATAGACTAGCTAATATACCTACTCGCCCTACCGAAAAGTTGCCAGAAAATCTATTAGAAAGTGAGAGGGTAGCAGATAAAAGACAAGCCGCAGCAGATTTAAGACAAAAAAGTTTCCCTACTGCTAGAGTACAAGACGCAGCTAGACGGGTAGAATTTGAAGAACGTAAGGCTATGCCCGAACGAGGTAGCCGTACTGATACCGATGAATTGTTAGAACGCTTGTTAAATGTAAGGGCAGTAGGAGGTGAGCAATTAGATCTACCTCTCCAACCTCCAGAAAGAGGTCTAACCAAAAAACTAACTCCGCTTCAAGAAGCCAGACGTAGAGATGCTAAACTAGCAGAACTAGAAGAAGCCTCCGACGAAACTGGTGAAGCAATTAAAGGAAAAGCTACAGAAGACATAAACACTGCATTTGATAGGTTGATGCGGGAAAGGAATGTTAGTGCAGACGAATTACAGCCTCTACCAGAATCTATTAAGAAGCCACTAGAAAAACAAAAAACTAAATGGGATGAGAAGAAGAAAGCTTGGAGAACTCCTACTAAAGAAGAATTAGAAAAAGGAACCAAAGCAGTAACTGAGAAAGGTAAAGAAGTAACCACTCTCCCACTAAGTGCAACGAGAGCTAGACTAGCACATGTTCCAGGTAAAAAAATAGAAGAAGGGTATGTAGAATTAGATCGACCGCAAGTATTTCGTGATCCAGAACAACAAGAACAAGTTATAAGACAATCAGGAGGAGCTAAAGGAGTATTTGAAGATCCAATAGACGAGATAGGATTAGACGATGCTATGCGAAGAGAGGAGTATTTAGATCGTGTAGCTGGTTATCCAACGGAATCTCCAACAAAATTCACACCAGTTCCTAAAGGTGATAAGATTAACTACGACCCTAAAACTGGTCGTATTAGAGAAACACCACGAGCCGCTCCCAAACCTACTATAAGTATGGAAGATTTTATTAAGTTGGGTCTGGCTCCAAGAGGAATGACAATCGGCCAAGCACTTAAGAGTTTATCAAAGGAAGGATCGGAATCGCCACTTCAAGCTGTTGCACCAGCAGTTATGCCAGGAACATTTCGTGCTGCTGGTACAGGAGGAAGAGGAGGACTACCGACAAGAGCTACGACTAAAACAGGTGACTTAGAAGAACAGGGAATTGGAGCAATAAGAAAAACAGATGACCCAGTAACAGCAAAAGATGAATCGCGTAATGTAGGTAGAGGGGCTGATCAAAGTCATATCTCTGCACAAGAATTAACAATGGACTCTCCTCAAGCACAAGAACAAATGCTTGATTTGTTTGGCGAAAAACAAGATGAATTACTAAATAGAATGAGAGAATTAATAAAGCAACTTCCCGAAGAAGAGAGTGGATTCCGTACCACTAAAAAACGATTACCAGGTGGTGCTGGTGTCATAACTGATTTAGGCCCAAAAAAGATATGGGACCCAAATCGGGTAAAAAGATTAATCAACCTCGTAGCTAGATCGAAAAGCGTCGATGAGTTAGCTGGACAGCTTCATGGAATGAGGAGTAAAGGAACTAAGCCCAGAGATTTATTAGATGAAACAGGATTTACTCCAGTAAGTATTGACAATTTACGTGCTACATTACTGCAAGCTCCTGAGAGTCCACAAAGAACAGCATCATTAGAGAAACTTAATAAGTGGTCTAAAGAGATCACTGATAGATCTAAAGGAAGATTTACAAAGCGGCTTCCAGAAGCATTTAAAGCTAAAAAGCAACTTGGCGATCCTAAACCAGAACTATTAGAAGAGTGGGACCGATTTATCGCTCCAATTGATCCAGAAAGTAAAGCAGAGGCACACATAGAAGATTTGAGGAAATTATATAAAACTACTAAAGCAGCAAGACCAAATGATCCCAGTAAACTAAAAGCAATACAGGGTGCTGGAGAAAGAGCAAAATTCGTTCCACCTCATACTCCTCTAGGACCACCTCTAGATCAATCAATGATAGACATGCTACGAGAATTATTAGGACAGTAAAATGGCTGATGAAGATCAAATCCCGACTGATGTAGAAAACAATATCGACCAATCACTCGATAAGAAACCTACTCGTCGTAAGCGTCAACCTACGTACCAAGTAGTAGGTGACAGTAAGATTCCTATATCTAAAGCTAATGGTAAGTTGTGGAAGTCACGATTAGCACAATGGCGAAAAGTATCAGATGAAGTAGTAGATACTTGGGAAGAAGCTATTAGATACTTCGACAATGATCAGAGTAAACACCGTCTACCAACTGACCATGCAGCCGGGAATCTTATTGGAAATCAAAGACTTAACAACAACATTACAGAAACCGAGAATGTAGTATTCAGTAACATTACTACTATGGTTCCAGCTCTATATGCTAGAAACCCGAATGCAGAATTCACTAGTACTACAGAAGGCAACAAGAGGTTCGCAACAATACTTGAACGATTAGTTAATGTAATTGGTACAAGAAGGCCGACTCCAGGGATTAATCTCAAACCAAAAGCCAAACGTTGTGTAGTTACAACTCTATTAACTAATAGGTCTTGGATAGAACTCAATTGGGTACACAAACAAGATAGCAGTGACCAAGCTCTAGATGACCTAGAACAGTTAGCAAAAGATTTACAGAAAGCTAAGAAGCCACAGCAGATTATTGAGATTGAAGGCAAGATTGATGCTCTCGAAAAGGGAATAGATATTCTACAACCAGCAGGGCCGACTGCTAAAGTTCGTTCACCATTTGATGTAGCTGTTGATCCTAATAGTAGAGAACTAGATGCTTCTGATGCTAACTGGATAATGGTACGAGATTACTTACCTACTACTTTTATCTTAGCGAGATATGCTGAGAAGAAGAAAGGAAGTGACGAATATAAGTCTATCTATAAGCCTACTCATATTATGAAGGCTAAGATAAACGAAGATGATGAAGCACATGATGATGATGTGTTCTCAGTCTACGAACCAAAAGAGAAAATGACTAACTTTGGTTTCGATGATGAAGAGACATTTGAACGTGCTAAGATGACAGAAGTATGGATGGTATGGGATAAAGTCACTCGTCGCGTACTTATGTATAATAGTAAAGATTGGACTTGGCCTATTTGGGTTTGGGATGATCCGTTACAATTAGATACATTCTATCCACTATTTCCCTTGTTCTTCTATGATGGTCCTCGTGGCCCATTAACTAAAGGTGAAGTTACTTATTACTTAGATCAACAAGATGCTATTAACGAGATAACTGATGAAGAACGTAGGTCTAGAAGGTGGGCAAGACGCAATATATTCTACAACAAGAATCTTGTAGAACGTGAAGATGCAGAGGCAGTTCTTAATGGAGATGATGGTACAGCTAGAGGACTTAATATTCCTGAAGGAATGAAGATAACTGATGTTATTGGGTCTGTTGTTCCACCATCTATGCAGTTCGAGAAGTTATTCGATAAAGAAAGTAAGTATAGAGCAGTAGATCGTATATCTAGTGTAGGGGAGGTATTACGTGGTGCACAATTTAAAACCAATACAACTAACGATGCAGTTCAAGCCAACGTATCGGCGAGTAATATGCGAGTGGACGAAAAGTCTGACCAGATCGAAGATTGGATTGGTTCGATCTATTGGGGATTGGCTCAACTCTGTCTTCAGTTCATGGATATCGAAACCGTTGTCGGTCTCATTGGAGAGGAAGCCAGGGAAGTTTGGCAGAATATGTCTGCCCAGGAAATCAGAGATAATTTCTCAGTACAAGTTGTTGGTGGAAGTACTAAGAAGCCAACTTCTCAAGCTAAGAAAGAAGAAGCATTGGAACTCGGCCAAGTACTTGGTCAGTTCGTTAATGCTGCTCCTGGTCCGGTTCTCAAAATCATGTTGGAAGTTATGCAAGAGGCTTTTGACGAGGTTACGATCCGTGAAGAGGATTGGGAAACGATATTACAGGCTGTAGATAAACAGCAACAACAACAACAACAACCACAACAAGGTGGGCCGCAACAACCAGGAGGTCCACCACCACAACAAGGACAACAAGTACCACCGCAAGGAGGAGAAGGACAAATTCCTCCTGATCAATTACAACAAGTACTACAACAATTACCAACTGAGATTAAAGCTCAAGTAGCGCAAGCTATTGATAGTGGAATGCCTCCGCAACAAGCATTGCAAGCTGCAATGCAACAAATGCAACAACCACAACAACCGCCAATGCAATAAGGGGAAGACTTATTATGGCTGACACAGCACTAAGTACCGACGAAGCAATTCTTGATGCAATAGGAGAAGGATCTTCGTCTGATGAATCGAGTACTGAAGAGACGACAGAAACAACTACAGAAGAAACGCAAGAAGCTGCTCCAGAGACACAACA